CGCGCGCCGGGAAAGGACGCGAAGATGGGCTCATTATGCTTTAAAAACCTAGTTTCTGTCCATCTCTAAATAGGACAAATAGAAGGTGACATCCGCTTCTGAGGACTCTATCGCAAGCTCATCAGACGCTTCCAACACAAGGGGTACTCCACTCAAAGCGTCCATTGTTCCGTGGACAGGCAAAGAGTAGGTTTTTAACAAATAATACGGGGTTGCACCCCCTAAAGGATACACAATCACGTCCAAAATCGAACTTGTTGAATTGGCGTTTGTGATGCGCAACGACGAGGCAACCGCCGTGTTCGCCGCCGGAACCGTATAAAGCGTGGCTTCCGTTGCAGCAACAGGAATTAGGTTTTTTCTAAAATATTTATTTGACATGGTGTTGTGCCTTTATGCCCGTTCATGCGTTTTCTGCTGAAATAAACGCAGCAGTCAGAATAACAGTAGGTATTTCTGGGCGCGTCGGGCTTGTACCTGCCGCATAATGCTCTAGATAAACATCTGGCAATTCCGCCCACCACGCCATTTCTAAGTACTCATTGGCAGGGTCGTTGACCGTGAAAATCCCCACAATAGCAGGTGTGGCATGCCCCCAAATAGACGCACTTTTACGCTCGGGCAGATCAAATCGTGTGTTACTCAAGGGGTAGTTTACGCCCGTGTTCTTCGCCCAAAGCTCAAACTCTGAAATTGCGTTTTCATGGTTTGCTGCTTGAATACTGACGTTAATTAGATACTGTCCAGCATAGTCAAAAAGTAGCTTCGAGGCTCGCGCGCCGAGGATTGCGGTGCTAGCTCTCTCTTGCGAGATAGTGACTGTGTATACACCCACCCCGCCCGTCGTGCCGCTCACTTGTGCCGCAATCTTTGTGCCCGCAGTCACGCCTGTGCCGGTCAAGGTCATGCCTGTCAAAAGGATGCCGGAGGCTACCGCAGAGACAGTCATCACGGTTCCCGCCCCAGGAGGCGTGCCATCATTAATGGTTGCCGTAAAACTCGCCTGATGGCTACCCACGCGTATGCCACTCCCAAACACAGGAGTGTTAAACGTCACTATATTCTCTGCCGTTACCCCAAGACTTTTGTGATCCAGCGTATCCATGAACATGCCGTACGGCAGCATAATTCCACTGCTTGGCTGAAAGCCCCGCACACCCCCCGCAAAACCGCCACCTGCGCTCCCTCCGCCGCCCGCGAACCACGAAGAAGCGGCCGCAATGTTGTCCGAAGCCGTGGGAGTGTAGGTCGTATTGAGTTGCAGAACAATCTGCTCCAGCGAGCGCACCAGTTGGTTGAACTGCTCGGCGCTATACTGCAGCGGCGCCGCATTAGGTAGTCGTACGTTATTAATCTTTGCCATGGCTTATCGTCGCTTACCTTAAGCCATCAGGTTGAGCATCAATTCTGAGCGTACCAAAGCGCCAGTTCGTATTAAGCTCCGTACTCTCAATGGTCAGACTAATCTGTCGCCCGCGTGCGCGCGTATCTACCTTTTGTGTGGTAGGCGTAATGACGTAAGGATCCAAGGAACTTGGACTTGCGCTCGCTTGTGGATAAGGTCTGAGCAAGAGTCTTACTGTCAAATCGCCCACCTGATTTTTAAAGTCAGGGATAAAGCGCTTCATAAACAGCATGCTGTCGCCATCACCCAAGTCAAAGTATCCCGAGACGATGAACGCATGGATAGGCGCCCCATTGGCGTCAAACCCTTCTTCTTGGCTGTAGACGATACTTCTGCCTGCCGTTAAGCCTTGGATCGTGGTGAGTGTGGCTTCGGTGCCTGTAGGCTCATAGTCGGTTGCCAAAGGCTTCTGGTATGTACCAATATCCGCCCAAGCAGTGCGAGCCATCGTGCCTGTTGACCAGACTCCTTCCAAATAATTATAAGACACGTAACGGTCGATATAGTCAGAGGTAAACGAACAGTACCACCAAGTGACCTCGTTGAACTGGGAGTTAATGCCAGCAAAAACCTTGGTGCCTTGGACAATATTCAAGTCCTTAAAGACATAATCTTGAACCGTACAGGCTAGTTTCTTGACCGTACCATCAAACAGATAAAACGCTTCTGTACCCATCCAGAACGCCAGGCCGTTTACATCTACCGCCGCGTGGGGTCCAATACAGCCGCAATTAGCCCCCAACTGCTGGAAGCCAAAGGTAAACGGAGCGCCCACATACTGCATGCCATGTAGAGCCGTGTCCGTCATAATCAGAATCTGACCGCGTGAACGGAGGCCCGTGACGATCTCACTTCCGTCCGTCAAGCGCTGACCGCCTGCAGTGTTTGTTGCAGACTCTGTAAAGGTATTAATATCCTCTTGGTTTGAAAACCGCACAAACATCGGATCCATACTGCTTGGGTCGCCAATCGTAGACTCCGTGCCCAGACACACCAAGTGCCTGTCTGGTGTGGACACTAGCGCATACTTACTCTTGGTAGGCGCTCCCGCAATCGCCGTTGCACGGACAAGAACTGTTGCGCTTGTGTCAAACAGGTATATCCTGCCATCCACTAGTTGACAGATTACGTCCTCGCCAAAAGCGTCAAACTGCCAGACTCGCGAACCGAGCTGCACGGCAGCACTTGCGGGGCGTGGTGTGCCCCAGGTAGACAGACCCCAAGTGCCTATGCCCCAACCGTAGTCAAAATAGTTTACATCTGTACCTACGTTAATCTGATACGTGGCAACCGTTGCACCACCGCCATTACCCACGTCAGAGGCATTTGCCGCCACAGGCGCCGTAATTCGATACGTATTAGCGCTAACAACAAGCGTAATCTCGTACTCTTGGTTTAATACAGGCGCAGTAATCGTACCCCCTAAAGACACAGCACTCGAAAAGGTGACAAAATCACCTTGAATTGCACCATGCGCGACCTGTGTAACAGTGAGGGTGGTAGAGCCGTTGGTGGCCGCAAAGGTTGCGGCGCCTGCCGTTGAAACAGCGCGAATAGGGGTAATATCCCCCCACAGCCCACCCGTAAACGCATAGAGTTTTCTATTGGTGCCAACAATTGTATGCGCCAAGCCATCTAAATCATTCCAAGTAAAAACATCACTAGCCATCCCAACTAGGTAAGTTTCGGTGCCATCAAAAGGCATCCACCCGCCAATCTTCTCAGGCAAACCATAACGGAAACGTACAAAGTCACTATTCGTCCAGCCGCCTTCCGCACCGTATTCCGTGTTCTGTTTGTCAATGCCAGGCTTGAGCGCTAAACGAATGTAAGGCATATCAAAGCCCCATGGTCCGCGCGCCTGCAGCAGGCACGCTCGTTGCATGGATCGAGACGCTCTGACCAAGGTTTAATGTTGCACCGCAATCGGCACAGGTGTCACGCTGCACTTCTGACGGATCAAGGTCATAGCTGCAGTGGGAGCAAAAAATCTCAATCTCATGTGCGGGCCGGATTTGACCGTCTACTTCGGTGGCTTGTATGATTTGTTTCATTTGTTTACCCAAGCATACTTGAGGCTTTCAGTTTAACTGCTGCGACACGATTAAGCCAACCGTTGCCGTAAGTTTTAAAATCATTCAGACTGCGGTAAAAGGCTTCTTTCTCTTGGCTAAACTTATCAATTAACACAACAGGGTCAGCCGCCCAAACAGCCGACAGAGTAATTGGTCCTAGTCCACCATCAGGCGTTGTACCTACAGCCGCTTGCAAGAGCTTGATAGCACGACCCGGACCCGCATTGACCCCCATATCAAACACAAGGTAATCAATCCCAGAAGGCAATTCGTCAGCCCGCACAACGTCCCAGTACTTCTTTTTGTACAAAGGTTCAACATCCGCAGGAGTGAGCTTACGCATATCGTCATGGGTGACTTGGTGTCCAACGTGCTGTTCCCAGTTGAACTGAGTCACGCCAAGCATGGTTGAGCCTTTGCGCCCGTCTGGTAACTTGTTGCCGTCATCACGCTCGTCGTCTGTAAAGCCGCCCTCACTTGCTAACATCTGTTTAAACGCTTGATCCCAGTTGCTAATCATTTACTCATCTCCGTGCTTGCTAAGTTGATGCGAGTCTTCGCTTGGATAATATCTTTAGGCGGTATTTTAAAACCCACCGCAATGTAGCCTACAAACCTGCCTTGTTCAGGCGGTATAGCGCCACGACACATGTACGTCACACCATGCTTGACAACGTACTCACCAATCTTTGAGCTTGGGACAAACGTTTCGCAATGCACCTCGCCTTGAAACATTGTGATGACTGCACGGTTGCGTTCAGGCGAACTGGTAAACAAAGCGTTGATTACGCCCTCAAGCGATTTCTCACGACCCTGATTGCTCATTGCCAAGATGGTTGTGCGGCTGTTTGACTGAAGATTGACAGCGTTCACAACCACCACATCTGCGCTCAGATCGTAAATCAAAGACTTGGCAATAGCCTCAACCAGCAACGGTTCTTTTAACTCTGTCTTCTTGCTACTAATTGCACCGAGGATGACTTGCCGTGAGTCCCAAGCAAAGTATCCAGCAAACGCAACAAACGCAATCAGCACCACCGAGATCAGTTTAAACGGGCTGTCTACCCACTTAATAAGATCAATGACCTTATCGGTAAAGTCTGGGCTTTTGACGGGCGCAGGTTTTGCAACCCGTTTGACTGGCGCTCGTTTAACCGCAGGTTTTTTAGCCGTTACCATTACTTGTCGCTCTTTTCGGGCGTTTTGCTTTTCATGTCAATGATCTTCTCAAGGGTGCGACCACCAAAGTAAAAGCTCATAATTAACATGCCCCACTGACCAAGCAACTCAACGTACTTCTCGTTTGTATCAAGATCAAACGCTGACATCATGGCAAAGATAAAATAGCCTACAAGAATGGCTATGAGCGTCATAGGGCGAATGTTTTTGGAGAGCCAAGAGTCTGATCGCATGTCGTTTTCTTGGCGCTTGGTAAGCTCGCCTTGCTCTTGCATATCAGCCTGCATTTTTGCAAGCTCGCCATTTTGCTGCATCTGCATGAGTTCAAGCTGGGCTTTGGCTTTCTGCTCAGGGTCAGGAAAAAACTTATCTAAGACCTTCATGCCAATGCCAAGAATATCCATGATTGGAAACATGTCAGAACCTCACGTTTTTAAACCAAGCCACCATGCGCCAGCACCACGCTTTGAACGCTTCCCACTTTGCTTTTAAGTAAGTCATTTATCTGCCTTAGCATCAATCTTGTCATAGAGTCGAGCAATCATTTGCTCAAGGCGGTCAAAGCGTTTATCCATCTCACCACGCAGGGTGTCAACCTCAGACTTCTTGGTGTAAGTTTCGCTAACGTGCAGGCGCAGATCGGCAATCTCTTTCTTGAGTTCTTTAACAGAATCCCATAACTGACGGGCAAACCAACCACCAATAGTCAGTAGTGAGCCTGCACCGATATTGATGATTATTTGCCAATCCATCATACGTCCTTAAATATTGCGTAGATTGCCCACGGAATCAAGGCTGTCATAGCAATTAAAATAATTGGGAGCAGCGCAAGCGCCCCCAGTAGGCACACACAGTTTTTAAGCAGGGACAACATCTGCGGGTACGGTTTCAGGAGCAACCCAAGGCAACGGTGCAGGCTGTGGTGTCGGCACTTTCTGTGCGTCAATCTGGGCTTGCACTTCAGCTTCCATTGCCGCTACACGATCAGCACCCAGAGCGTCTTGCGTCCATTGAACGGCTTCAACTTGTGTAATGTCAGAGTAGGGGATGAAGTTTTTGCCGTCATTAGGCAGCAAGTTCACCGAGTACGTCACCGAGCCTGTCAGCCCACTTTGTGTGTCGTTGATTGTGAAGTTAGACATGACCACCGTTTCGGGTTCGGGCGTGTTCATGACAGAGAGTGAGTTGATGATCCAGTTCATAGTTTCACCTGTGGGATTGGTTGGTTGGCTTTTACTTGCTCGTCTGCTTGTTTTTTAATTTCTACCATCAAGGGAAACGCACCGCTTGAGGTTGGAAGTTGTCCGAGCGTTTGCAAGATAGCATTAACTTGTTCTACTTCTAGTGTAAGAGTTACTTTCAATTGATTTCCTTTAAGCAATAACAGCTAGTTTACGAGTAGTACCACCAGAATCTTTTATAAGAATATAGCCCGTGACGGGTGCGTCTGCGTTGGCTGTGAGTGTGCCAAAACGGACGTTGCCTGTGCCTTTTGGGGTAAGGGCTAAGTCGATGTTGGTGTCTGAGCCTGCTGCCGACATCGTGGCAGCATTACCCGTAGCCCCGCCCGTCACTTGCAG